CGGTGTCATACTGCCTTGATCCATAGCCTGTCTGCCAGGTGTTGCGGTACTGCTTAGATAGCGCCTCGCCACCATCGCGGTACGCAAAGGTGAAGCGCTTGCGCAATTCAGGATCGCCGCATACCATCGTCATCTCTTCGTTTTCGTCGGACTTCTGCGACCAATCGACGACAGGCTCGGAATAAAAGTCACCCCACGGCTCAATGTAGATGAGAGAGGGATCTTGCGGCGACTGGTAGAAGTATAAATTAAACATCTTCTGCAAATCAGCAAGGAGGTCAATCTGCAAGGTGTCGGCAGGTAGCGCCGTGCGCATGTCGATAGATTGGCCAACTCGACTAAATGTTTCCAGTAAGCTAATCTGAACTGTCGATGCGTTTAACGTCAACCCTGCCGTGTCCGAACTGACTGTAACTTTTAGCGTTTGACTTGGGCTAAGTATTAAAGTGCGATCTAAAGACAGTCCTCGTGAAAAAGCACCGATAGCTTGAGTGTATGTTATATCATCGCCATAAATGTCTTTCAATAAATTGCCGCTGCTATCTCTTGCGCTAATCACCAAAGTTGTTGTTCCGGATGCACCAGTAAATAACCCTTCAAACCTAAATTGATACTTACCTGCATATTGGCTGCTGGCCGTAAAAATGCCATTTGTGGTGTTAAACTTGCCATCGTCGCCGTTGAAGAATGGATCGCCAGTTTGGTCAAAGATGATCGTCTTTTCTTGCGCCGTATCCCATGTAACCTCTTCGCTGCCAACATAGCACTTATTCGATCCACTCGCATACGCGAAAGCGTCGCCAGCGTAAGGGATGACCATACGCTCAAACTCCTGACTGTCAAAGAAAGCCGACTGATAGCGATATCCGTGCTGCGCGAAGATCAAGTCAACCATCTTTTTTACCCAGATGTTTGGCCGCATCAGCTCAATCGGGATCAACCTGTCAAAGATTGGCGTCACCGAGCTGAACAGCGGCGCAAGCGGCCCTAATGGGTTGCTGACATCGTAGCAGTGGAAGTGACCTGCAGCGTCGATGATGCCGTAGACATATCCGCTGCCGTCGCTGAAGGTGTCATCCCAGCTGCCAGTAACCAGCGAAACGCTAAAGGTGTGGTTCATGCCGGTCACGCCGACAGTGTCAACGAGTTTAACGTCAGCCATGTTGCTGAATAGCGCGACCTCCTCGCCGTAGATAGCAACCTCGTAAGTCGCCTGCCCCTTGGTCACGCTCATGGACAATAGCTGCATAGTGCCTGCGAAAACCTGAACGCCGTCACTCCACACCGCGCACTTGACCTGCTTGTTTGGCGTGAACCCACCAACGAAACTCTGCACGTTGTAGGCGTGACGGAAAGCTGCGTCGTTGCCCTTCGTGGATGGCAACGCAATCGTCTTGCTGAACGCACCCTTGCGCTTGGTGACGTCAGCCAAATCCTGAACGCTGAAGGTGACCGCAATGTCGGTGTCGCCCGAAACGTCAAGATCAAAGCCTGTTGATGGCGCATCCGCGTCCGGGTAGCAGACGAATTTAACATTACTCATAGCGCGGTATTTTCATAGGCCACCTGAACGTCAACGCTGATCTGCTGCAACTTATCGACGACGCGCTTGCGTACGTTGTAGGTGTTGGTCTGCACCACGACCGGCACCAGCTGCGTGCCAAGTTGAATCCAGCACTCCGAAGCGTAGATCATCTCTTGCAGCCAGCTGAACTCCGCATCGGTGAGCCAGTCGCTGTTCAGCGTGTAGGTGTCGCGGTACGTCACCGACCACTGTTTGTCGTAGACGTCATCGCCGTAGACGCTGGCGTTGTAGCCGTAGGTCTTGCGGTCAACATCAACGCGCTGCCTGTTCATCCGTGTGAACGTGTAGCCGTCAACACCGCCGTACATGTTCCGGAAGAAAACACGTAGGTCGTTGTAACGCTGGCAGTTGTCGATGACGTAGGTGTATGCAGCGGTGCGGCTGAACGCGCTTGTATTCGTGCCTGCCGTGTTGAAAGTAACCAAGACCGCAATCTTGCCGCCATCCGTAGGGTAGTTGACGCTCCCTGCGTTGCCGTCGGAACACTGCGAAGACGTGAGGTTGTACACCCCATAAGGACCGGCGTTTATGATGTTGCTGATGGCCGAAACGCTGCCAGTCACCAGAAAGGCTGCACGCGGTGTGCCACCGTCGTAGCTGACGCGTAACGCTATGCCCGAAACGTTGGAAAGCACGCCGATGAAGTCGCTATCACCCGATCCAAGCGTTGAAGTCACTGGCCTGTTGCTGAACACCTTAATCGCTGGCGTATCACCCGACACCGTCGCCGCTATGTACGCACTCGGTGAATAGGCCGCGTAGTCCTGCTGGCGAAACGCCGCCTGCCACGCGATCAGCGACGCTGATGCTGTGCCGCCTGTCGCCACGGTCGGAGGTGAGCCAAACTCCTCGCGAAATGTCAGGTTCGTGTTGACAGCGTAGCCGCCATCCTGCCAGCCGCTCGTCAGCTGTGGGATCTTCGGCGCAATCAGCGTCTCAACGACCTTGCTAACTCCGAAGAAGCCGTTGTTCGTCGTCGGCAGTTTGTCGCACTTCAAGCGCGCGGAGGAAAGCGACCCCGACACGTCGCAGACGTAGCGGAAGTTGGCAGAAGCGGTGTTGTTGCTCGACACAACCACGACGTCGCTGTTGCCGACAGGAAGCAGCGAAGGAAGCGCGGATATTATAGTTATGCTCATACGTTGATTGAAATTGATATTTTCTTGCCGACGACCTCGGCGATGCTGCTGACGAGCTCATCCAACTTAGCGTCGCTTAGCACTGGGTTGAGGAATGGCCGCCCCTTGATGCCTCTGCGTTTTATTGACTTGGCGATGTTGTATGCCGCCGCGTCGATTTCGTCAGCAGGGATGCCGAGTGCTTTGTCGATTGCCCACTTGCGGATCGCTGCCACGTGCGAAGGACTTGGGTTGATACTCCGAAAGCTGAACGGCGCACCCCTGTTGACACGCACGCCATTGACGCCGTATTCGACGAACTTCCAGTACGATGCCATCTCCATCGCGACCTGCGCGACCTTCTGCTCAACAGGCAACTCCGCGAAGCCTACCGACTGCCGTAGGTTGAGCGTAGCCTTGGCGTCAACGCGCTCAATGCCTTCAACCGTCAGCTTGATTACATCCTGCATCCACCGAATTAGCGCCGCGTTCACGTCAGGAGATCGCGACAGGCTGAACTCCTTAGTCACGTCAGCGCCGATGCCCAGTACGTCGCCTTCTATCTCTGTGGTAAATTTCATGCAGGTAAATATCGCAGCGCGGAAATCTATGCACTACGGCATAGCCTTCATCAGCAACAGCGCGTTCATAAACTCTCTTGCCGGCATGTTGAATACCTGGTCCATGCGCAGCGGATCTTTGCCGGCCATACGGTAGACCACACCCACCCAGCCGTAGTTCGGCTTCTTTACGCCTTGGCCGTTGTCGTCGTCGTCCCCTGCTCCGTCAAAGACCTCCGCATAATCGTCAACAAAGGCTCTGAAAGCTGCAAAAAAAAAGCGGCATAACCCCAAACGTCACCCATGTTCATCTGCAACATCGCCTCTGCGCGTTGCTTGTGCCCCTTGCCGTCGTATGCCTTCGAACACCACTTCCACACCCTGCACTCCCTCGAAAGCGTCGCCAAGATCAGGTGCAAGTTGTCAATCACCCCCTGCTCGCTGCTCATGTCGTAGGAATATAACTCCACAAGCTGCCCTGCGCTGATTTCGTCAATGAACCACTCAAATTGATACCACTTTCCGGCGACCTGGGCGTGACGCTTGGCAGCCAGTGACGATAGCGATTTGCTGGCCGCGTTGATCTCACCATAGCGCTTGTTGACCTCAGCAATCGTCATCTTCTTGACCTGCTCGATCGGGATGCCGTCAAGAACGGCGATGACGCCGATCTTCTTGTCGCTGGTCGTGTAGATTGCGTTGGCCTCAATAGACACAATGCGCTGGAACTGGTCGACGGTGATTTTGTTGAGGATGCTCATCCTTTTATGGCTTTAAGGTAAAGTGCATAAAGTTGGCCGCATACCGTTTCACTGCGATAGTTAGCAATGTCTGCAGGTACTGTTAGCATCTCGCGCTTGGTCACTGCACCTTCCGCGTTAAAGTGATAACTCATCACACCCTTGCCACACATCCACGCCTCTATCGTCGTTCTACCTATATGCAAACCACATGCAAAGTGGCATCCCTTAACCAGCGTTTCAATGTTGCTCACCGAATCGCAGTAGTGAACTGGAAAGCGGTCAATCAAGTCCTTTAAGTAGTCGCCATGATCATAACCCACCAACACAAATGGCCTGTCGTTTTCTTTGCACCACGCTGCCGCATCGTAAATCATCGCCTTGCGCATGAAATCAACAGTTCCCGCCAGTAAAACATAGCCGCCATCCTGAACGCCATCGGTGTTGAATCGGCTGTAATCAACTGGATTGTAGATGACGCTTATCTTGTTTAAGGGAACGCCATATCTTGCGTGTATTTCGTGCTTTTCGTGTTGAGCTATACTGATATAACCCTTGATGCTTTCGTGCTTCACAGGCCGCTCTAAATCGTAAAAAACGCTATGTATCGTAGCGACCTTCGGTGTAGTTGGAAACAATACGCACAGATGTTCAGTGACCTGCTTGTGCTGAACATGGATGACGTTGTACGCCTCACGTCCTGTCAACTCTGTCCACGCCTTAACCTGCACGCCTGCCATCTCAGCCTCTGCGATCAATGGGTAGTCCATGTATGGCGAGGTGACCGTTACGTTGTGTCCCATAGCTTTCAAGCCTTTGGCAACGTGCAAGACGTACAACTCTGATCCTGTGTACTTGCGAAAAAAAAGCGATGCGATTAGGATTCTCATTTCTCTTTGATTGGTCTTGCTGGATTGCCATACGCCAGAAAGCCATCAGGAATATCGCGGGTGACAACGCTGCCTGCACCTACCAAAGCGTCAACCCCGATACGAACTCCGCAGATGATTGTGCTGTTCGCCCCAATGCTACACCCCTTGCAGAAGTATGTTGACCTGAACCTACCGTTGTTCTTCCAGTCGCCAAAAACGCTCGGATAGTAGTCGTTTGTCGTCACCACGTTCGGCCCGATGAAAACATCATTGCCAATGATGCAGCCGTGATATATGAGCGCGTGATTTTGGATTTTGACGTTGTTGCCAATTTGCACTCCTGTGTCAATGTGCGCACCTTCACCGATGACACAGTTGTCGCCAATCTTGGAACCAGTGCGGATGTGTGCAAATGCCCAGACCTTGACGTTCTCGCCAAGTTCTACGCCTTCTTCTATAATTGCGGTTGGATGTATCATACTGCAAATTTACTACATAATCACGTACCTACCCCCAGCGTTGGCGGATAGCTTGTTGA